TTCCAGAATGGATTAGCTCTCATTTGAGTTACACTTCTTGCAATCTCCTTAGACGCTTTGCTCCAATCTCCACCATACTTGTCATTAACGATCTTATCAATGTTTCCGATACCTTCTTTAACAATCTGGTTCTTAGAAGCGATGTCAGACATTCCTACTTGAACTTGATTAAGTTCATCTTGAGCACCTAGCGTTCCTGCAAATGCTGCATCATACTTTCCTTGTCTACTTCCAAGTTGCTCTTGAAGAAAATCAAGAGGGATTGGATTAAAGAAAGACTCATATTGACTTGTCGTAGGTTGTTGAGGATAAGCGTACTGTCCATTATATCTTCCTCCTGCTGGGTATCTTCTAGGCATATCTTATACGTTTAAGGCTCTATCGTTAGTATTTCTAAATTTAATGTCTGCTGGATCAGTAAATTGGAAAATCCTATTAAATAGACTTGACCTGTCCTGAGACAGATTGAAGTTAGGATTCTGACCTTGAACCATATTAACCTGTTGGTCAAACTGATTAGCAGCCATTCTATCTTTAGTGTATCCTGAGATAGCATCTGTAACAGCACCAATTCTATTTCCTCTACGTTGCTCGTTAAACATGACATTCTCTCTGTCAAGTTGATTAGCGTAAAGCTGATTTCTTGAGTTCAGTTGAGCAGCTTGTCCTGCTTGTGCTGCATTGAACTGAGATGTTTGATTCTTAATCTGAGCATTAACGTTACCTTCGTTCTCAAGACTCTGGTTGAAAGCTTGTCCTGCTGCTCTCTGAGTACCTGTAACACCGGCAAGGATGTTCTCCATTAAACCAGACTGACTACCTGTACCTCTTGCGTTACGTGTAATCAGAGCGTTAGCTTGATCTCTCTCACTTAATGTCTGTTCTCTACCTCTTGAGTAGTCTACAAGATTAGCTCTCGCTTGTGTAGGTTTCCACTCTTCATAGTTATACTTAGGTAAGTCTATCTTTCTATTTGATAGAAAGTCTCCTACCATGTTAGCTGCTGCTCCAACCCAAGGGACTCTTGACTGAAAGCCGGGAGCTTCACCCAACGCTGGTTGTGATCCTGTCTGAGCAGCCATAGCTTCGGCAGGAGTAGCAGGTAGAGTATCGTATGTACCACCGTCAACAGGCATTTGATTACTTCTATTAAGGAACTGACTAAGGTTCAATCCTCCAAATTGAGGTAATAAACCACCTTTAGCAAACTGTTGAGTCTCAGCAGGTAACTCTTTAGCTCTAACAGCTTCCTGCTTTGCTTGTAACTCTTCTAATTCAGCGTTCATAGCTGCAAGAGCAAGAGGATCGCCTTTGTCAAACTTTTCTCCAAGTCTGAGCTTGTACTTGTTCATAATTGTTTTAGCCTCTTGAGCTGCTGTTCTTGCTGCCATAGTTATTTGATTTTAAGCTTGTCACTAAATACGTATCCGTTCCATGTAACTTCTCCCTTTTCAGTTAGCCCAACTGCTGAGGATTTCGAGGTTGTTGAAGGATTACCCTTCGCATCGACAGGGATACCTCCTACGGCTGATTCTCCATGCTTCTGACCGTTTGAATATTCTGTTATCTGAGGGTTTCCCATCATACCTGATCCTAGTTGTCCACCGTTCTCAAAAGTACCACCGTAGTTAACTTGTTTCTGATCTACAATATTTGTTCTTCTTGTGCCTAAATCAGCAACCCTTTGCTCTTCCGCTTGTGCTGCTGCTTGTGCATCAAGTGCTTCTTGTTCTGCACCTATTGCTGCCTTATCTCCTTGAACCTTACCGATTACACTACCAGCAGTACTTAGAATTGGTCCAGCTATAGTTCCTATTCCCGGTATCATACTGACAAGTGAACCTGCTCCTTTAAGTAAACCAGCACCATTCTCTTTCAACCAGCTTCCGAATCCATATTCAGGAAGTTGTCCAAGCTCTCCACCACTCCTAAAGAGTTGTGTCTGAGGCTGTATCTGTGGTGCGCCTACTGATGTCTTATTGATTGCATTAGGAATACTAAAGTTTAAAGGAACTCTGAAAGGTTGATCGACTTCCTCATTATATTGTAGCATGTAGTTAGGATCATCTTGTCTTAACTTAGCACCTCTTCTTTTAGAGAAGTCGTAGAAGTCCTGAAATCCTTGACTGTCTTTCTTGAGAGCAGAAAGTTTTTCGTTTGGTAAGCCACCAAAGAAGTTAGCTTGTTGGTATCTGTCCCTATTTTCACGAGTTCTCAAATCCATAGTTGGATTCCCTGATCCTTTGAACATCTCGGTTAATAGAGGTTTCTTTTTGTCATTTAATACTCCTGCACGAGTGGTGGGAAGCTTTCCATTTCCTTTCTTTGTTGGCATAATACTTTTTATTAGATCGGGGTTCGAACCTTATTTGGTAAAAATAATCATTAAAACAGTAGCAACCAAAGAAATATAGAAAACTTTCTAATGCTACGTGTTAGATGTTCTATAGGAAGTTATTATATCATGTGATACAAATTTCCTATCATTTGCGTCATTTACGTACTCAAGCTTAACAAATAAGTGAGAGTCACGGAACCTAGCATCTCTTCTATTCAACGGTGTTATACCGTCTGCTTCATAGACTGCTCTACGAATAACATGTCTCCACTTTCTCATTCTGCGTTTGAGATCAGAAGCACTGAATGTAATAACTCCACTGTGTTGATAATCATTGTACATAGTGATATTGGTAAATGTAATCTCAGTATCATCTCCTGCTTGTGTAAGAGCTTCGGTTAACCATTCAAGATTATTATAGATCGCAATGTTCTCATTGTCAGGGTTAACGAGCAGTGTTACACTTGTAGGATAGTATGTACCATACAGATGTCCTCTGTTTGCATCCACATCATTGTGTCTGTAGAACTGATACCCGTCCCTTGTACCGTAAACCTTATCGTTATAGTTGATAACATAGTCAGGGAAGAAGTCGTTGAATCCAATGAAGGAGTCTATTAACTCGTTGTATACGAGCGACCAATTAGCAGTATAATCATTTACATACACTTCCTTAAACTCAGGATCGTGGAATAAGAACGTAGTACTACCATTTACTAACGCTGTACGGAAGTAGTGGTCCAGACCTTTCATTAGAGAGACCTCTTCTGGTCCTCCTGAATACTTGTACATTGCTTTGTTGATCGTATCTATCCAGTATAGACCGTTAGGTGTCTGCAATACATGTCGTGTATCTGAGGCTCCTATGTTGATCTTAGCATAATCGTAGCGATCAAGTATTCCTGATGTACCAAGAGAGAGTTGAGAGATTTGACTTGTCTGTAATAATGCACGTTCGTTAACTGACAGTATACCAAATGCTTTCGGTTGAAAGAACATAAGTTTGTCGTTCAGAGTAATCAGTCTTGTGATCTCTCCATATTGAGGATCAACATCTTTGAGTGCGTTCGCTCCGAAGATTAACCAACTGTCAGCAAGCTCGTTGGTAGTTTTAACCAATGACGCTCTTGTACGTACAGGAAAGCTAGTCTCAGAACTCCAATCAAATGGAGCTTTAATGAATAACTTAGTGTCATTCTCTTTACTATATACGGTGTTGTATCTGTATAGATCGTTGGTTTGAGGAAATTCAATTGCTGCTCCATTCGTCCATACCCCTGCTGTCTCATGAAGATGATCAGAGTTAGCACTTCCATATGTACGATGATAACAATCATCAAGTCTCAAAGGAAGATTGATACTTGTCTCTACTGGAAAGTACAATACTTCCGGTTGAGTACTGGCTACTACACCATCTTCCCAAGAACTATATAGGTAATCAAACATTCCAATATAGGTGTCCCCACCATAAGCATTAACAGATGCACCAAGATTACTTATCTCAGAAGCAGCGATATAAAGATTCTGTCTTCTATTGTTATAACTCACACCACCATACTGAGTTGCGAATATGTTTCGTCTGTAGTTAATCAACTTACGTCCGTCACTTGCATGTGTATAAGGTTTGTTCTTACTTCTCCAAGTAGTATTATCGGCTTCAAATACAAATGATATTCCCTTGTCTGTAAAGTTTGCTGCGTTCTTAACTAAGAATGTAGTTGTACCAATGTTTGCTTCTACCTGATCTTGTGCTACTATCTGTCCTGCAACAATATCTGTTTTAGAAGCGGTCTCATGTTCATCTCCAAGAGCTGATCCAGCTCCTGCTATTTCCTGTAACTGAGGATTGTTCATTGGTATTACCGTGTGATAGTTGTAAAGAACCAAATCAGTACCAGCACCACCTACATTTAGATTGTCGTTGAACTCTCCAACTTCCTGTAAGAAATCACTACCCTGTCGTGAAAGGTTCTTATTGAAAGCAACTTCAGGAGAAGCAAACGTGTAAAGATCACTTCCTGCTGCGTCATCCCAATTCTGCGGTACTCCTGCTGTTACAAGACCAACCACCCCTTGAGCCATTACACTTCTGTCTAAGGCTTCTCGTTTAACTCTAACTATCTGATAGCTTTCTACACCGGCAGGTATGTTACTTACTGTAAACTCAGGATAAAGGATGTTACCAATAGTGTCTGTTCCGTCATTCCAAGCGATTGAATAGTCACTTGAAGCACCAACTCCCGGTGCGTATGCTTGAGTTTGTGCCCAACCTACGTAGAAACCACTATCATGTTCAGTAATAGTATATTGACCATAAGTTTGATCAAATGTTAATTGCCATGTACCACCTACGTTAGCAGTAAAACTAGCTAAGTGGCTAAGGTTAGTAACCATTACGTTACGTAACGCATTACCAATTGAGGTTACGTTAGTAAAGCCGGGACCACCAAGAGCAGGATCATTCTGGAACGCACAGTAGATTCCGTCAACCGTTATACGATATAGAACATCGGCTGCACTATTAACTGTAACATCACCTATCTGAGGAGTGGGAGCACCACCACCTGCGTTATATTGTACTTGATTAGCTAATGTACTTATAGATGGCATACGGATGTCTCCGATCCATTTGACGAATGAACTCCTTCC